TGGCCGTGGCCGTGTTTACCGTCAATGAGCTTGGGCGCTTTGCCGCACTGGCTTTTGAAGAACAGACCAAGACACCGCCAGCAGACCGTGGCATTTTTGAGTTTACCTACGAATGCTTTGGCGTGGAGTTGGTCTGCCAACTTGACTATGAGCGCGGCCACGCAGGCTCGTACTCTGAGCCGCCCGAGGCCGAGCATGTGTGTCTCGAAAACGCTTTCCATCGAGGCATCAACATCGGCCACCTGCTGTCTGACGAAGTGGTGTCCGAGATCGAAGAAACCGCATTGCAACTACTGAAAGATAACCAAGATGATTTCTGAACTGACCGCGCTTTTGCGCCAGGCCAAACTGGCCGAAGCCACAGCCAAAAACGAGCGCTTGCGCTTGGAGGAATTGATTGAAAAGCAGTTCACCAAGCCAGACAACGGCGAAGGCACGCACACCGACGAAGAAATCAAGATTGTGTGGAAAATAAACCGCACCGTAGACACCGCCAAAGTGGAAGCCGCATGGGACACGTTAAAGCCCAACGCCAAAAGCGCTTTCCGCTGGAAGGCCGAGGTGGATTTGACCCACCTGCGTGCCCTCAAAGATTTGGATTCTGCCGCCTACGCACAGGCCGCTGAATACATCACAAGCAAACCTGCAAAACCCTCCATTGAAATTATTAAGGATTAACATGTTCGACCTGAAATCAATCTCCAAGACACGCCGTGTCCGCGCACCCAAAATCGTAATTGTTGGCCAAGGCAAAATCGGCAAGACCACTTTTGCCGCTATGGCACCCAAGGCCATCGGCATCTTGACCGAAGACGGGGCCGATATGGTAGATGCCAACGCTTTCCCGCTGGCCATGAGCTTGGCTGATGTTTACTCTGCTATGGATACCCTGATCAATCAGGATCATGAGTTCCAGACGCTGTTTATTGATTCTCTGGACTGGCTTGAGCCACTGGTACAAGACCATGTGTGCAAGGCCAACAACTGGAAAAACATTGAGCAGCCAGGTTTTGGAAAGGGCTATGTCGCCGCCGCCGAGGAATGGCGTAACCTGCTGTCTGGCCTTGAGGTGCTACGCGCCGACAAAGGCATGGGCATCATCCTGATTGCCCACGACAAGATCAAGCGCATCGAAGATCCGTTGACCGAAGGATTTGACAGCCATGTGCTTAAGCTCCACGACCGCGCCGCATCGCTGGTGCAGGAATGGGCAGACGTGATTGGCTACGCCGGTTACCGCATCTTCACTAGCAAGACTGACGCAGGCTTTGGCAACAAAGAAACCAAGGCCACCACAACAGGTGAGCGCATCTTGCACGTTGAACCACACCCGGCTCACTGCGGTGGCAACCGCTTTGGCCTGTCCAATATGCCGCTTGACTGGGCGGCATTCCAAGAAGCGCTGACCGCAGCGCAATCTTGATCCTCAGTCCAAACCATAAACTTTGAAAGACCAACATGGCTCACTTTAATTTCGACGCATCCCAAGTCGCCCCCCAAACCTCCACCGGCCCTTTGCCTGCTGGCACTTACTTGGCGCACATCACCGAGTCCGATGTTCAGCCGCTTAAGTCTGGCAAGGGCACTGGCCTAAAGCTGACCTTTGAGGTCATTGACGGCCCCCACAAGGGTCGCCGGGTGTGGGAGAACCTTAACATTCAGCATGAAAACGAGGACACCCAGCGCATCGCACAATCGCAACTGTCGGCGCTCTGCCACGCTGTGAATGTGATCAAGTTGCAAGACACTGCCGCTTTGCATCTCAAACCCGTCACCATCAAAGTGGTTGTGCGCGAGGCTCAAGGCCAGTACAGCGCCAGCAACAACATCAAGGGCTATGAGTCTGCTGGCGGTAGCCGTCCGGCTCCGGCTTTTATGGCGCAGGCCGAGGAAGCGCAAGCCCCAGCCAAGCCAAGCGCACCAGCCTGGGCCAAGAAGTAACATGGCCGCAATTCCGCAGTCTGTTGTGGATCCTGTGGCCGATGCCATCTTTGCCAGTTACAAGGCAAAGTATGGCAACGAGCCACAGCGCCCCTACCTTGGTGCTAGTGCCATTGGCAAGCCTTGCTTGCGTCAGCACTGGTACAGCTTCCGGTGGTCAAAGCCCGCCGAGTTTTCTGGCCGCTTGTATCGGGTGTTTCAATCTGGCCACCTGCAAGAACCCAGAATTTATGAAGACCTAAAAGCCATTGGCTGCACGGTGTATGACATTGACCCGTTTACAGGCCAACAATGGTCGTTTACTGAGCCATCCAGTGGCAACCATTTTAAGGGCAATGCCGATGGCATCGTGACTGGCTTGCCGCAGGCACCCAAGTCGCCTCATGTGCTGGAAATCAAAACTTCTTCAGCCAAGATGTTTGCCGACATGCAAAAATCTGGCGTAAAGAAGGCCAAGCCCGAACACTACGCGCAGATGCAAATGTACATGAAGTGGAGCATTGACGTGTATAGCGAGAACGGTTGCACCCGCGCCATTTACATTGTTGTCAACAAAGACAACGACGACATTTACACCGAGCGCGTTGAGTACAACAAGAATGAGGCGCAAGCCATCATTGACAAAGCAATCAAGGTGATCACGGCCACCGAACCGCCTGTGGGCATCAGCCAAGACCCATCGTGGTATGAATGCAAGTTTTGCGATTACCACGCCATTTGCCACGGCACCGATGTACCGGCCATGACTTGCCGTTCATGCGCCCACGTTACGCCGGAGATGAACGGCGATGGCCGCTGGTCGTGCAATGTGCGCCAGGCTGACTTATCCGTGGACGATCAGCGCACCGGGTGCGACAGCCACAAGTACATTCCAATTTTGCTGACCAAGTTTGCCCAGCCAGTTGACGCAGTGGATCATGGCGTTGTCTATGAGATGGACGGCAAGCAATTTATCAATGGCGCACCAACCGTCGACCCTCGGTTTATCAGTAGCGCCGAGATTCATGCTTGCAAGGACAAGACCGCGCTGGTGGATGACTTTGCACTGGATCTCAGACTGCAACATGGAGCGCGATTTGTATGAACACGCCGCCACCAATCCAAGAAATCAACCTGCGCGATTACTTTGCCGTAGCCGCCATGCAAGCAATTCTTGCCAGATCAGATGAAAGATTTACAACAACTTTGGATTTTGTATCTGGCAAAGCCTATCAATATGCAGACGCCATGATCAGGGAGCGCAACCGTGATCCTGCGTGACTACCAATCGCGCTCGGTCGCCGACCTGTTTGCTTGGTGGACTAAGCACCAAGGCAACGCCGACATCCCTTTGCTGGTTCTGCCAACTGGCTCGGGGAAGTCGGTTATCTGCGCCGAGATCGTGCGCCAGATGTGGGAGCAGTGGCCAGAGTACCGGCCACGCACCGTGGTGCTGGTGCCCAGCAAGGAATTGGCCGAGCAGAACGCCGCCAAGTTGCAGTCGTTGCTTCCTGACAACATCCATGTGGGCTTTGTCAGCGCCAGTTTGGGCAAGAAACAGCACCACGCCGATGTGATCGTGGCCACCATTGGCAGCATCCATAAGTCGGCGCACCTGCTGGGCGACATTAAGGCGGTGATCATTGACGAAGCGCATTTGGTCAGCACCAAGGCGTCTGACGCCGGGATGTACCGCACGTTCCTGTCAAAGCTGGGCGAGATCTGCCAGTTCCGCACGGTAGGCATGACAGCCACGCCGTTTAGGGGCAATCAGGTCTGGCTGACCGATGGTGATGAGCCATTGTTCACCGGGATTGCGTCCAATGTGACCATGCGTGAATTGCTTGATCAGCAATTCCTGTCACCACTGGTGCCGCCCGCCCAGCAGATGATCACCAAGATCGACGCCAGCCAAGTTGGCATTTCCAACGGAGACTACAAAATTGGCGAGTTGTCCGAAGTGGTGGACTCGTATCTGTGGCAAGTGGCTCAAGAAGCCGTTGTAATGGCCTCAGAGCGCCGCAAATGGATTGCCTTTACGCCGAGTGTGGCTAACGCCGAAAACCTTGCAGACAAGCTCAATGAGCGAGGCATCGTAAGCGCCGTGGTTTGCGGCGAAACGCCAGCGCAAGAGCGCGAAAGCCTGATCCGCAACTTTAAGCAGCATCAAATCCATTGTTTGGTCACTGTGCTGGCGCTGTCTACCGGATTTGATGTGCCCGATGTGGACTGCATTATCTGGTGCCGCCCGACCCGGTCGCCGGTGCTGTATGTGCAAGGCATGGGTCGGGGCACACGCATTGCACCAGGCAAGGAAGACTGTTTGGTGCTGGACTTCACCGACACTGTGGAGCGTCTTGGGCCGGTGGACATCATCAAAGGCAAGGCCAAAACTAAGCGCAGTGGCGATCAGTCAGCACCGTTCTGCATCTGCCCAGAGTGCGGTGAGCGCAACGCCCCTGCCGCGCTGGTGTGCGTTGCCTGTGGCGCAACGATCAAGGAGCCAGAGGTCGCCAAGCCAATGGACGCCAAATTGTCGTATGCGGCGCTGTTGTCAGCACAAAGTGAGCAGTTACTAACTTGGCATGATGTCACCAGAGTTGACTACCGCTTGCACCGCAAACTTGGCAAGCCAGACAGCGTCAGAGTGGACTATTACGATGGCTTGCTGAAGTGCGCCAGCGAATGGGTGTGTTTTGATCACGGAGGATTTGCCGCTGGCAAGGCACGCCAATGGTGCCAAGCCAGAATGGGAATGGACATTGGCATCCCTTCAACCACTGAACAATTGCTTGAATTGGCCGACACCCTGATCACCCCCACCCGAATTGCAACTCGCAAAAACGGGAAATTTACTGAGGTAAAAAATTATGAATTTGATCGAACTGAACGCCATCAAGAAGCACTTGCAGAAGCAACTTAAAGATCTTGAGTCAATCCAAACCAATTGCTTGCGCTGTGAGCATTTGAAGTCTGGCCACATTTGCGAAAAATTTGACGCCAAACCGCCCGCCGACTGGTTGCACGGCCAAGTTGACTGTGAGCATTGGTTGTGGGATCACATCCCGTTCTAAACACTTTAACCGAGGAGCAAACGTGAACGCATTAGAAAAACAGGTTGATGGCAACCATTACAAAGACCTGCCAATCCAACCTATTGAGTACATCCACGCCAACGCAATGGGTTATATGGAGGGCAACGTGATCAAGTACATCAGCCGCTGGCGCAAAAAGAACGGCTTGGCTGATCTTGAAAAAGCCAAACACTACATTGAATTGCTGATTGAGTTGGAAACGCGCCGCAACGCATCCCCAAGCAAGTCATTTTGAGAAAAAATTAAAATGAAAACCGCCGCATTTTTTGTACTGGCACTCTTGACATTTGCAGTTGCTTTAGGCGCAGTATGGCTGACTTGGCAGTTTGTGCCTGACCAGCCTCGCCGCATCGACTGCTCCATCGTGGAGATTAGCCCCGACTACCCGCCCGAGGTACGCAAGGCGTGCCGTGAACAACGGAGGGTGCGGACATGAAAGACAAAACATTGAAGCTGGCGCTGGAGGCGTTGGAAAAATGCAAGGCAGCACTGGCTGAGGAACTTGGTGCATGGGACATTGACCCGCCGCTGTTCCATTTACAAGAGGCGCATGACTTATGCGGCCCCGTTATTACCGCCATCCGCGCCGCCCTTAAAGCACCTGTGCAGGAGCCTGTGGCGTGGTGGATTCCAAAGACGGAGCAGTTTTGCCTTCAAAGCCCAAGCGGTAAACGCCCCTTTGCAAAGGCATGGGAACCGCTATACGCCACCCCACCCGCACAGCGGCAATGGGTCGGGCTGACGGATGATGATATTTGGGAAGTCTTTAAAAAGTACGACTCCATGCAATACAGAGAATTTTCAAAAGCCATCGAGCAAGCCTTGAAGGAAAAGAACAATGACTGATTCCATTGTGTGGGGCGTCCACAGAAAGAATTTAATGAACTTTGTTGTATATACAAAATCCGGCTGCCCCAATTGCGTGACAGCAAAGCAGCTTTTGAAGTCCAAGCACCTAGACTACCAAGAATACAACGTTGATAACCAGAATGTGATGCACGCATTCATTACCAAATATCCCGATGCCAGAGGGATGCCACAAATTTTCATCAACAACCAACGCATTGGTGGCTTGGCTGGCCTGCAAGCAGCGCTCAAGGAGTTGGGGCTATGACGCCAATTCGTCAAAAGAAAATCCGCACGCTTTTGCGAACCAAACCAAGCGGCATGACGCCGCTGGAGATTGCCGAAATCCTAGAGATGCACCCGGCCAATGTCCGAACAGCACTTCGTGCCATGCCTGATACTTATGTTGATCGCTGGCGTGTAGGCAAGCGTGGGCAGTTTGAAAAGGTATGGTGCGCTGTGCCCGTGCCCGAGGACTGCCCGCACCCCAAAGATAGAACCAAATGGGGCGTGTTTTACAAAAAACCAAAGACACAGTGGGTAATCGTATGATCCCAACCTGGCGACAGCGCTTGGCTGAAATGGATCACAGCAAAGGCACGTCTAACACCATGATTCAGTCGTGCATGAAAAAAGAGATCCGTGCGTTGCGGGAGGCTTTGCGTAAACAGACCGCCAAGGCCAACCGCAACAAAGAATCATCGATGAAGTGGCGTCTTGTCGCCAACCGCTACCAATCGCTTTTGGCCCAGCGTTAAGCCAGCATGTTTTCAGCCGCAAAATTTAATAGTTGGAGACATCAATAATTAAACCTCGAAACTCCACACATGAGTCATTCCACCTGTGTACGATTTCAGGCCAAAGCAGTTCTCCATCTTTAATTGTTAATACAGCAAATCCCGATCTCCAGTTGACAGGCGAGGCTTCTAGGTAATCCTCAAACTGAGGGCCATGCAGGTCAGCAAGAGTGCCTGTGTCAACACCATAGCGGTTGCCGTTATAGTCAGCAAACGGCGTGACTTTAAGACTGTGCAAATGGCCTGTGACAATAGTCTTACCGCTGTTGATAGTATTGTTATGAGTAGCATGAACCCCACCCTTCCAACGATGTTTGACCACAATATCTTTTGTAGGCCATACCGCCCAGCAAGGCTCCCACGATGGAAAATGATCTTTAAGTGTAAAACCTTTAACGCCTTCAAATTCAGGCGCATTAGCGGCCAAACGGTTTTCAAACCGAGCGTCATGGTTGCCAAGAGTCCAAATTAATTTGGCGTTGTAACGAACTCTTTTAATAATTTCTTCAATTTCCCCCAGCGCATCTTTGCAAGCTCTAAGCTCCTCAATAATAGATGGCTTGTTATCCCAACCAATGCGTGGAAAACGACTAATGGAAGCACCATCAAAAGCATCACCATTACATATAACGGCTTTTGGCTCCATAGACTCAATAGCCCAAAGTAACCCTTTAAATGCAGTAGTACGAATACCAGGCCAAAAATGAGCATCAGAAAAAACAAGAACCACTCCATTTTCAATGCCTAATTCAATATTTGCTTTGCTTGTTTTGTAAGTTTGAATGTGCGGCCTTTTAGACAACACAGAATTTACAGGAGTTGTCATATCAACTCGATGTTTAATTTCCAACTTGGCTCTGCGCCTTTTTAGATTTCTTGCATCCATATTAAAATCACGGGCAATTTCATTTACTGTTTTGCCATTTTTAATTAATTCAATAAATTCAGAATCAGTGATTTTTTTTGCCGACATGATTATCCAATCTTTAGCCGAAAGTACAGACTGTTTGCAAAGCTCCAAGGCTTTGTTGGCTCAAACAATCTGAACCCGTGTGCAATCAGTGAATTAGAAGATGCTGGATTGTCTGTGGTATCAGTGATGACCCACTTGTATCCCAATTTTTTAGCCTTGTTGATCCTGGCTCGGATCAATCTTTTTTGTAATCCTTTGCCCCTAAATGCGGGGACGACTCCAGCGCGGCAAAGATAGATTGTGTCCATCCATCTCACGCTTGGAATCATCCCTGCAAAGCCAGCAAGATTGTCTCCGTCTTTTGCAATCCACCAAAGACCAGTGTTTGCGTCCATTGGTTCGTCATGCGGCAGACAGGTCAATTGCAACCACATTAAATCAACCAAGTCCTGATGCTTACTAGGCTTGGCTTGATAAATGTTCATGGACGCATTAAATCAAGCAATCATTGCAAACAAATTACAGCAACTATCAGGGCTTCAGGAGCATATTGAGCGCCGTGGCTTCAACCTCGCTAACTCTGCGACTCCAACCTTTGCCAAATGTGTCCCATGTGGGCAAATCCATTAGGAAAGACAGGCGGCGCTTGGAGTAATCCTCAATCAATTGTTGGGAATTCATAGCAATTACAGCAGCCATAGTCTTGGGGCCGATTGCGCCATCCACTTCAGCGCCCACACAGGCTTGCAGGAACTTTGCGGCTCGACCTGGCCCACTGTTGATGGCGCAATCAAATACCACATAGTCCACGCCTGCTGGCAATTCATCACCTTGAATCTTGTCCCAGAACCTGCGCCTGTATAGCGGCGCAACATCGGCAGGGGTCAAGGCTCTCATGACTTTTTCGTCTATTGGATGCCCACAATACTCTTCCCATGTTGTTTTTGTGCAACCCAAGTTCGTCATGCCGCCGGGGTCTTTAGGATTGTTGACATACCCGCCCTCATGATGCAAAACGGCAGCAAATGCGCTTTCCCAGTTGGCTTTCATTTAGCCGCCACCCGATTGATCTTTTCCATTGTCCGCAGACCGCCCAAGCCCAGCATCCCCATCAGGATGGGCAACATCTCGCCAAGATCGGCAGGCGACATGGCAATTGAATGCCCTGCAATTGCCATCACAAATTTGGCAATCGGCAAACCAATCCAGTTCCAAGCGCAAGCCGCGCCGCACACCCACCCAATGGCCGGTCGCCAGCCACTCACAAAAACGCTGGGGTTGGCGGCTTCGGTTTTGTTGATGTCAAGCTGACCCTGTACCACCATGACAGCGGCAGCCAGTTGCTGTTTTTCTTGCTCAGACTTGTCTGGCCAGATTTTATTGATGACGGTGCCAGCCAGGTCGGCCACAGCACCAACGCCAGTAATGTCGAGCGCCATCATTGGCCCTTGATGTGGCTGACCAAAAACCCGACTGCGCCCGACACGCCAGATGCGACAGCCATGCCAAACCACAGACCGCCTTTGCCCTTGTTGGCCAAGGCGACAAGTTCTTCAAGCTGGCGTTCCATCTTGTCCATTTTCTTGTCCATTTCTTGTACACGTTGCCACAGGACACCGTACTTTACTGGGTCAAAATTTGCATCTTCGAACGCCATCATCTGCTCCATGTCAATCTTCCTTGAATTTTAATCAAATCAGGGAATTAACGAATTTTTGTTTGTAGTCATTGGAGCCAACTGGTTTGGCTGTTGCAATGACTGCTCCAACTGCTTGGTGACTTGCCGAGTCCGTGCGGCGGTGGCCGCAGTGTTTGCACCGGGCACGCGCAAGGCTTGCAAGGCTTCAAGGCCACGCAAGACAGCGCCAGAGGTGTTGCTGTAATTGACAGCGCCAGGCTCTTTAACCACCACGTCTTTGATGGCGTCACGCAAGTCAAGAATCTGGTCGCGGCCAGCCTTGCCAAACATGTAAGCCAGTTTGTCGTCTTTGTCCAACTGAGTTACCAGCGTGTTCAGATTCTTGAACGACAACTGGTCGCCCTTGGTCAACAAATCTTTCATTTGCTGGATTGTTTGGCCTTGCAGTTCTGCATAAGCCTGGCGACCTTCTGGGCCAGCCTTCTTAAGCAGCGTGGTGACAGTCCGCATTTCTTCCAACGAGCCGTCCAGCACCACATGCTTGAACACATCGTCCAGCGCCACCCGACGGTCGGCGTAACCTGCTTTGGTGGTCAGCAACTTGTCAACCCGGCTAACGTCCTCAAACTCTTTGGCCAACTGTTTGCGGGCGGCTCGGGCGGCTTGGTACATCTCACCGCCAGCGCCCTCTCCGATCTGGGTGATCAGACCCTTTAGCTCGGGTGCGCTTGGCGAGTTTTTGACCCTGCCAATTTGCTGGTAAATGTCTTCCAGCGCACGCACGGTGATCGTGCCTGACTTGCCGGGGTCGTTCATGGCCAAGGCTTCGGCCACCGAGTCCAGAATTGGATCCAGCGTCTTGCGTGCGGTCGGCGTCTTGGTGTTGATGTAGTCCAACAAACTCTGATATGGCACCTGCTGAAGTGTCTCGCCAGACTGATCGGCCTTGGCGTACAAGTCTTTGTACACCTTGAATTTTTTGTTGTATTCGTCGTTCAGCGCCTTGTCAACGATCTTGCCAACTTGGCGCACTTGCGTTGGGTCGGCCACTTCGGCACCGACCTCGGCGGTCATGCGCTCAAAGTTATTGACAATTTCTTGTTTCTGATTGGCCTTGAACCGACGCATCTGCTCAGACAGTTGTGTCTTGGCTTCATCGCTAATGCCGGGAATAACGCCGCGCTGGACTTCAGATTCAAACTGTTGAAGCGCCAAATTCTTGGTGCGTTCACCAGCCGTTGCTGGAATGCCAAGGCGTGCCAGTCGTTCTTCTCTTGCCAACTGCTCTGCCGTACTGGCCGCGCCCATGCCTTGCATTTGCGGCTGCTCACGGCTCATAGCATTGACCAATGCGTTGCGGGCAGGTGCTATGGCTTGGCGAGTTGCCGCGCCGACTTGTTGCATGGCTGGGCCAGCCAAGGCGTTTAATGTTGAGCCAGTTGCGCCAAGCGTTGGTGGCAAAGCCGCCGTCAATGGTTGCAAGAATTCACCAGCAACGCCCAAGGCTTGCTGTGCAGTCTGCGTGCGCGGCTGGTATTGCACCGCCTTCATGGCTTCTTGGCCCGCACGGACGCCTTCTTGCGTGCCGTACTTGCCGCTGGCCAAAGAACCAACTACGCCCACAATTGGTGAAATTAAGCCGCCGCCCAAAGTCGCAGCGGCAGCCAACGGCGTTTCAATTGTGCCCATAACCCGGTCACGCATTGAAATTTCTTGTGGCTTTGGAGCAACACCAGTAATGTTGCCCTCGCCACCGGGAATTAAGGCAGAAGGACTTAGCCCAATGGTCTTGTAAAAGTCCATCTTAGGCATGGACGCATAGAATTTCTGGTGCAACGAATCGGCCAGCGCAACGTCTGGCACAGAGTCGTATTGCGGATACTGTGCGCGAAACTCAGCAAGTGTTGCCATTTATCGGCCCCCAATTCCAAGTCCCAATGGGTCGTTTGCGTTTGCCCCGGGGATGCCACCAACTCCAATGCTTTTTGCACCCGGCCCAGCCATAACTTTCATAGCTTCAATTGCTGTTTCTCTCGCACGCTGTTTTTGTTTCAAAACATCTGCGCTGTCGCCAGCTTGCGGAAAATATTTCTTTTCCTCGCTAATGTATTCCGAATCGCCAATAGATGCTCCAGATTCTTTTCGCAGCACAGCCGTAATAAAGTTGCGTTTGGCTTGATCGTATTGTTGTTGCTGACCACTTGGGCCAACCAACGGCATAACATTCATCACAGACCCCATGCCCTCGGCCATTCTGCCACCTTGGTACGGCACCAAAGATGTCAACACGCCTTCAACTGCGCCCTTAATACGACCGCCGCTAACTGTTCCGCCTTTTTCTAAGTCTTTCAAAATTTGGTTAGCTTCCAGCATACGCATGCCGTAAGCCGTGGCGTTGCCTTGCGATTCGGTCAGTGCCGTGCCCTTACCCCTGAAGGGTTGTGGGCCAGCGGCAGGCGCAACAGGCGCGGCAGTCTGCACAGCACCGTCCAGCACGCTTCGCATGCCGGGGATGGCTTGCGCTGGCGCCGCAGTCGGCATGGCCGCACGGGTGCCACCCATGCCGGGTGCGGCGGCTGGGGCTGGTGCGGCGGCGGGAGCGCCAATCGTAACGGGAACGGCTTGCAAGGTGCGCTTGTTGACACCGTAGAAACTGCCGTCTTCGGCCTCTTTGAGTTCGTAGCCGGGGTTGGCTTTTTCAAACGCAAACTTGGCTTGTGCCAGACCCAATTGGCCTGCGTTTGTCCGTGCGTTTTGCTCGGCAGTGAGGTCTGCAAAGGTTTTGCCTTTGGTGTATTCGCTGCCGGGGACAACAGTAAACTCGCCAGCGCTAAGACCTGGACGAGACAAAATGCGGCCAGTTGGGCCAAGATCTTGAGAAACTGTGACAGGCTTGTTCAACTCGATGAACTTTTCCGTGCCCAGTTTTGATTGATTTAGCAAGTTGGCAAATGCGGCTGGGCCTTTGTTGATGGCATCCATGATGCTGGCGCGGGCTTGCTCGGCGGTCACTCCACGAGCAGCCAATGCTGGGCCAATGATTGGATCTTTGTGATTGGCCTCATGCCATGCAATGTATTTCCCGGGTGCGCTTGGGTCGGCTGGGTCAATCGTATCCAAGAAATTGCGAGACTGTTTAAGTTTGGCATCAAGCAAATCAACATCGGCTTTTTGAGTTTCGCGGCGAGTTTTAATAAATTGAGAATAGCCTGGCAAATCGCCCGCTTTAAGTAGCGCGTTGGCAATTGCCGTATCGTCAGTACCGGCTTGCGCCAGCATGTTGGTGCGTGCAATGTCCTTGGCTTCCGCACGCTGCGCCGCGCCCAACTGGTACTGAGACAGCGCGTTCTGGTTCTGCGCGTTCTGAATCTGCGCCAGCATGCCGTACTGCGCCAATGGATTGGCCAGCTCAATGTTTCTGACGCCCAAGGCGATGTTTGGATCAATGGCCATGATTAAAACTCCAAAGAACCCATGTACTCACCACTCACTGGATTTACTTGACCGTATCCACCGCTTCCGCGACCATAATTACTGCCATAACTACGACCAGCATTGATCGCATTGATCAAATTGTTGCCTTGGCTGTAATTCAGGTACGTGCCCAAGTTGCCAGTCAATGCGTTAGCCGCGCCAACTTGACCTGCTGCTTGCGCTGCCGCACCGCCAGTCAAATACTGACTTTGCGCTTGTGCGCTGGCCGCGCCTTGAGAACCCAAAGTGGCGGCGGTTGTTTGACCAACATTAGCCAATGATTGCAAGGGGTTTAATTGAGCGCTGCGTTCAGCTTGATAGCGGTTGAATGCGTTTTGGTATTCTTGCGAACCCATTTGCTGGCCGTATGCTTGCGCGGCCTTCAAAGCGTTGCCAGAGATCAAACCACCTCGGGCAGCCGCCTGCCGATCCAGCGCCTTTTGACCTTCTGCCAACCGGAACGCATAGCCAGGATCAGCTTGGAACTGATCCATTCCAAACTTTTGATAGTCTGACAACGGGATCAGTTTGTTAAGCGCTTCTTCACCCGCCTTCAGCCAAGGCATCTGGTCTTGGCGGGTTTGCTGATATTGCTGGTTTTGCAATTCAGCAGCGTTTCGTGCAGCACTGGCTTGCGCTTGCCCTGCATTACTGGCGGCGGCGGCGCTTATTGCGCCACTAGTAACTACTGCTCCAGCTACCCAAAATGTCATGGCAGCACCTCGACTGGTTGATGTTTGATTTGATTACCGGGACTATACATGTTATCGGATTCAGCCTCAACCAATTCGGCTTCAGCTTCGTCCACAGTTTTTGCCTCGATTGCGTGAAAAGTCATGCACGTTGCGTCTGTGACCGCATACACTGCACGCTTTGTGCCAGGCTTGCTTAAGAACAAATGCGGCCCGGTAATTTCTTGAACATTGCCTTCACCGTCCGTAATCGCCACGGTGCCTGAAACAATGAGATAAAAATGTTCTTTTTTGTGGACTGCGCCCACAACAAGAACGCCCGCATGACGAAACACTTCTCGGCAATACATCCCGCCATGAAAATAGTGTTTTGTTTTCGGCTCGTACGGCGGCAATTTGCTCAATTCTTGTTGCAAAGTCTCCACTTTTTTCCGCATCATTTGCGGAAGTGAAACTTCAAACCCTTTGCCGTAAGTAACTCGCATTACGCAGCCTTCAGGACACGCAGATCAGTTAGCGTTGAAGCACTGTCGGCCAGCTTGGTCACATCACGCAAACGCTGCTTTTCGGCCACGATGGCCGTGGTGCTGGCACCAGCTTCCAAAGCACGCATGTAAGCCACATCTTGCGCCGCCAGCAATGGAACACGCTCGGCACGCAGGCGGTCTTTGGTCAATTCCTTGGCTTTGCCCAAGTTGACCGTCACCACGCCGCCGGACTGTTCCCAAGCGTTGAAGAAATCGTACTCGGGCAACGAACTAGCCGAAACGATGTAGCTGGTTACGCCCGCAGGCACGTCTTTAACTTGCACTTGCTCAATTGGCAACTCGCCAGTCGGGATGCAGACGGACACGCCGCCGGTGTCGTTGGTGTAAATAATAGCGTCCATGTTTGCCCCTGATTAACGGAAGATGGCGACGTAACAGAAAAGTGGATCAAAGTTAAATTCAGCAAAACCAACTCGAACATTATTCGTTGCCACGGAAATGACCCGATTGTTCCATGTCGTGGCGACTGACCCACCAGAATTTTGATCTACGACGTAATTTGTGTCTGCCATTGCGTTGGTGAAACTAACCGTGTAATCACCTGTGCCGTTGCGCGTTATGCTTGATACGTTGTAGCTTGCGCGAATTGCTGCTGTGCTGCCAGTAAAGTTTACCCAGGCTTTGCAAACTTGAGGGCTAAGAGCAGTTGCATTAACGCCGCCAATACCTTGAATGTCCGTTGGTGCAGTCGCCCATGTTCCAGCCGTTGCTTCAGTGATGTCAATAAACCCAACCACACGGAAAGGCACGCTGGTACGCGCCGTGGTGCTGTAGATGACGCCCGCGCTGTCTGCGCCAGTAGTCATGGCCGTGGTGCTGATCAGTGTGGTTTCGTCCAAGTTCAGCACCGTTGCTGCATTACTGTTATTGACCACAGCCAATTCGACGGTGCCTGCGTTGTCGATGGCCAAAACAGTCAACCGGGATTCCACAGCATTGGTGGTGCCCAAAGTCGCCGTGTCGGGGACAGTAACCGAAACAGCGGTAGTGATGGATCGGTTATTAACGGTGCCGCTAGACAGGGTGCTGCTGCGGAAATCCATCAAAGTTGGGTTGAGCGTCAACGTCAGCGCGTTGGTCGCAACTGTTGCCGTAATCGGCTGAATCTTGCTGTTTGTGCGGATTGGGCCACCATCGGCACGTTGGTAATCCACGCAACGCCAGTTGCCAGAACCCAACGACAAAAAGGTAGCCACATCGCCGTTAGCAGTCGTGATGTCGTTGCTGCTGGGCAAAATTAAAGACGTTGCATTGTGCGTCAGCGTCAAAGCGCCCGCAAACGTCACCTGACGCACCGCACCGTTGGCAATCGTATCAAACGATGTGATGGTTGTAGTGCCGGTGATGATGATGTTGTTGGACGCCGCCGCGTCAATCGCAACCGATGCCGCCGAAGCCAAAGTAACCGTTGGAGCGTAATTCAGCGAGTTCGGCAAAGTCAGCGCTGCGTTGGCAAGTTTTGCTGATGTAATGGAGCCGTCAGCAATTGTTGCCACAGCCAACTGAAACCTGGTGCCGTCATACTCAATCTGAGCCATGCGGCCAGCAACCAGTTCACCGCCAGACAAGGGGCTTGCGCTACCAACATAAATGTTTTTGGCACCCAATCCGTCGAGATCAAGGGTGACCGCACCAGAGTTGGTGTTGACAGGAACAAAACTTAACGTCATGCCTGCCACATATGAGGTGTATGGGGGCACAGAAGTGCCAAGCAGTGTGTTGGTTCCGGTAACCGTGATCAAGTTGTTGAACACGGTTGGATCGTCAATGGCTGGAATATTGTCGTAAGTGCCGACCAAAACGTCGGTAGACGTCTTCAGGATGAACTTGTAAGTAACGCCGCTGTTGAGCCAAATCTGAGCAGGCGTGCGGCCAGCGGCATCCAGCACAATGGGGTTGGTGTTGGCCACCGCACCGGAGTTGGTTGTCCAAGTAGTTGCGGGGGTCGTGGTGCCTGCTGTGTAGACATACAGCAAACCGCCAGTTAAAGGGTCGCCGTTGTCGTCAAAAAACTGAGCGCCTGCGCCCGCAAATGCTGAGAGGTTGTAAGCCATGTTGATCCTTTAGGCGTTCACAGCCTTAATTATTGCAAAGTTTAGCACCAGCGCTTCGGCTGCGGCAGAACCTGAAATATTGCGAATCTGAATGCGGCAAGACCCGGCAAGCACC